AGATAGTATGAAAAGTTTCTTTGAATTTTATGATTTACTAAAGAAAAAAAAGATGAATGAACAAGACGGCACAAATACCATGGCTCCGCCAAATATGGGCATGGGTGCTGCTCCTCCCGGTGGCATGATGACTCCTGCTGACCCTGCTGCTGGCGGCATGGATATGAGTGGTATGAATATGCCCACTGGTGATATGGGTGATGAAGGGGCTACTGCTCCTGAGGAAGGCAAGGCCCCTGATAGAAATCAGACTGCACCTCCTGAAGGTATGACAATTGAAGAGATTTATCCTATGGTTCAGGATATTATCAATTTCGTAACAAAACAAAAAGTAGATGGTGATGAAGAAAAGCAACAAATTGTTGAAGAAGATTTATTGCCACAGTTAAACGCAATTAAAAATAACTTAGCTAGATTGACTGGCAAACAACCACCTGACGACAAGGAAGGTGAGAGTGATCAAAGTGTTGCTAGCAATGAAATTCCTACTTCGCCTGATGAAATTCCTCCCGGTACTGAAACTGCCTACGGTGGTACGTTTGGGGATGCTGCTGGTGGTGGCAATATGTTCCCCAGCAATGGCAGCGGTTCTGGTGACATGGGTGGCAATATGGCTGGCGGTTCTACTCCCGGCACTACTGGACCCGGCGCTTTAGGCTTCGGCGGTTTTGCTATGGGTTAATCTTTTTTATTTTGGATATCAGAAGGGTCACCATTTGGTGGCCCTTTTTTTATTTTTGTATTCTCGATGATAACTAAATTATACTATGCAACCTATAGGTCCAAATCCAAATTCTTATGATCCTACACTGAATAACTGCCAAGAGCAGTCACCTATGTGGCGTTCAGAAAATATCGATCCGCCACCGGGATTTTGTGATCAGCCTCCTGATAATCAAAATAACCAATTAAACAATATGGGGGCACCCTCAGATTGGTTTGATGATTTTCTTGACAAGAAATATATGCTTGGGAGCGAAAACAATTCTGACCCGATGCAAACAGGTCAAATTGTAAATAATTTAAATCCTCCCAACAGAAATGTTGTTTACCGTTATGCTCGTTCCATCCGCAGCTGTGATGAAGCAATTATGGATTTGTTTAGAAATTTAGTAGTATTAGATGATGATGGCAAAGCACATCAAGTTCCAATTATTTGGGCAACTCAAGAAAGAGCAGTTGCAGCAATAGTTCAGCAAAATGTAAGAAAAGATTTAACCTTGGTGGTAGACAGAATTAGATTACCAATGTTAGCAATTAGTAGTACTGATTATAGTGTTGATGCTAACAGATACACTTATCACAAGGCTATAACTTTTTTGAAGGACAATCAAAATAAGCCTACTTTTGTTGAATCTGAGCGTTTTGAAAGAGACACAGTATTTGGATTAGCCAGAGGTATTCCTATTAATATTGGCTATACAATGTATGCATGGACATTGCAACTTGAAGATATGAATCAAATACTGGAACAAATACTGACTAAATTTAGTCCTGTTGCATATATAAAGGTTAGAGGCGTTCTTTGGGAAGTTTGTGTCAAGTTGGATAGCATAGCTAACAATTTAGAAACAGAACCGGGAGATGCGGCTCTAAGAGTTATAAAGTTTCAATTTGGTATTACGGCTGAAACGTATGTTAACCAGCCAATTACGAGGAACAAAGCTGTTCTTAATACTAAAGTGGACTTTGTAAATTCTCTTAATGAATCCGAAATTTCGGAAGTAATTAAGAGGCTAGAAGAGTCGGTAGAAGGGGTACAATGATTGAAATAACGAATTTGAAGAGATCTCCTGTGCAATTGATTGTTAAATCAAAAAGAACAACCAATTCATATTCGGTCATCAATCTACCCGGTATCGGCAAAGGAAAAAATAAAATATTAATTGAAGATAATTTACATACTCAATATATAGATGATGCAGAGAGGTCTGGTTATATAAAGCAAAGAGTATTGAACGATTAACATTATAGGAGTATAAATATGGCACTTTTACAGTCTTTTCCACCCTCTAATACAATCAGCCCATCAGTGCGCTTCACTGAAACTGATTTGACTGTTTTGAGCATTTCTCAGTCAACAAACTCTGTAGGTTTGGTAGGATACTGCAGTAAGGGACCTATCAATACTCCTACCTTGGTCGCATCTCAAACTGAGCTTATGACAGTTTTTGGCGTACCTCATCTTGGTCTTGATTACCCGCCTTATCTGATTTATGCGGCAAAACTTTGTTTGAGCCAAACTAATAGCGTTTATATTGTTCGTGTCGCTGATACCGATCCGAACAGCGAGTACTATGCTTTGACAGCCAATGTGGAAGTTCCTTCCGCTGGGCAAATCTTAAAGGTTCATGGCGCACTTTTTAATCCTACTGATGTTATCCGTTTTTACAAAGATATGGTCACTTTAAAAAATAATGTTGACAAATACTTCAAGTGGTCTTTAAATGGCATTTTAAGCAGTAAATCTTTGCGTCTACCTTGGTCTGTTGACGATGCAGGAAAGGCAATTGCGTCTTATACTATTGAACAGATTGTTGCCATTTTGAACGCCCAGCTTAATCCAGCGATAGACGGTATCGAATTTTTCACCTATACAACTGCTTCTAAAGTAGCTCTTGGTCTTTCGACAGTATGGGCTTATGGACCTCAGAATTCCATGGAAGTTGTTTCTGTCATCAACAACCTTGTTGGTGGTGCGGTTTCTACAAATACCATTAGCTCGGGTGTTTTCCAGAACGTAAATAACACTCTAGGTTTATCAACTGGTAGTACTGCTCCTCTGAAGAAGGGTCTTGCTCCAAACTATCCTATTGACGCTTCTCACGGCACTGCTGGTGTTTGGGACTTCCCCACAGGCAAGTACACACTACAAGTTGTAGTTGATGGATCTGGTAGTGTTGCTGTTGATAACGTTTTCAGACTATATGATTTTTCCGCCGTGTTAAGCGGAATGAATTATACTTCTAGTGCCGATCTTGTTGCAGATTTGAATGCAGCTTTAATTACTTTGACACCTAGTGTCAATAATATCCCAGTTTCTTCTTCACCACCTTGCTATCAATTCGTTGCAAATGTGAATAGCACTATTGGCGTCACCACTCTAACCCTTAATACAACCAACACTGGTGGTCTTTATGGCCGTAATGCCAAGATTAACGTCAGAGGTGGAACACTTGCGGCTATATTTGATATGGATTTGACTGGATCTACAGGCTTGACCTTAATTGGTGTTGCTGACAATACAAACGCAGAATCCGCCAAGGGATTATGGGATGGTGTGCCTAACAATGATCCTGCTGATATTTCTTACTACACTTTTGAAGTATTTGCAGACAGCCCCGGCATTGAAGGTAATGACACCTTCATTACTTGTACCAACTATACTCAGGGCTCTACATTTACACTTGATGTTTTCATCTATAATAGTAACACTGGCTTCTCAAGTCAAGTTGAGAGCTGGGGCAATCTAACAAAGAACCCTGATTCACTTTATTATGTCCAAACATACATTAATGACAGAAGTAACTATATTCGTATTTTGGATAATGATGCAACTTTAGCACCACCTGCTAGTTCTCCTATGACAACTGCTGCTATTAATCAGCTTCGCTTAGTTGGCGGTTCTGACGGTTATCCAGCAGGAGATGCTGCTGCAATTGATGAGATTTTGATTGGCAGCCCTGTTAACTTAAGTGGCATTTATGCACTAAGTGATCCTGAGCAAATTGACATTAACTTGATTGCAGTACCCGGTGCATCCAGTACTGATGTAATCGAGGCTATGATTGAGATGTGTGAGCAATACCGTCAGGACTGCTTGGCTATTATCGATCCTCCTTTCGGATTATCACCTACTGATGTTATTCAGTGGCAGAATGGTCAGAGCCAACTTAACAATCAAAGATTTGATTCTGATTTTGCGGCTCTCTACTGGCCTTGGATTAACATTTATGACAACTACAATCTACTTGACGTATTAGTACCACCTAGTGTTGGCGTTGTTGCCGCTATTATTCGTAGCGACAATCAAAGCTTCCCATGGTTTGCTCCCGCAGGCTTACTACGTGGTGTTGTACCCGGTTGCATTGGTGTTGCTGCTAAGCCTACTTTGGCCGAAAAAGACGCCATGTATGGCAATGGCAATGCAATCAACCCGATTGTAACCTATGCGAATGTGGCAGACTTTGTTATCTGGGGTCAAAAGACACTACAGAGACTACCTTCTGCTTTGGACAGAATCAATGTCCGTCGCATGTTGTTCTATGTTGAGAAACAAATCCGTCAAGGTTGCAGAGGATTGCTGTTCCAACCACACACCGAATCGCTTCGTCAGCAGTTTGCCTTGTTGTGCGAAGGTGTCTTGAACAATGTTCAAGTTAATCAAGGCATTACAGCGTATAAAGTTGTGGCAGATGAAACTCTCAACACACCCGATGTTATTGATAGAAATGAATTAAGAGCCCAGATTGGTATTGTGCCAACCAGAGCAGTAGAATTCATTTACATCGAATTTACTCTATATCGCACTGGAGCACTAACCGCTAACGGTTAATAAGAAACTATAGTTAGGTTAATTTTAATCAAAGGAGATAATTATGGCACAACTAATGGGTATCGGTCCAATCGGAACCTCAAACAATATCATCTTCAAGAGGAAATTTCGTTGGACATTTGAAGTACAAGATGTCTGTGCAGGCGGTAACAATCTAGGAAATATCCCTTCTAGTTATGTTAAGCTTGCAGCAAGACCAAACGTCAGTTTTGATGAAACTGAAATCAATTTCTTGCAAGGCAAGATGTTTATTCCCGGTAAGGCGACATTTGAAACCGTCACTGTTACTTACTATGACATCACACCTGTCAAGAGCGACACAATTCTTAACCTTTACAACTGGATTGGTTCAGTTTATGACTTCCTCGGCCAACCAACTGCTGCTAATAATCAAGCTGGTAGCTGGCTTAACCCAAGAATGTCCAGCTACGGCAACGGTGCCGGTGGTTATGGTGGCACTGGTGTTCTATACATGTATGATGGTGGTGGCGTTCCTCTTGAGCAATGGACACTTTACACATGCTGGCCCCAGAGTGTTAACTTTGGCGACTTGGATTACAGTGCATCTGATGAGTGTAATATTGAATTGACTCTTCGTTACACCTTTGCCAAGTGGAGAAACATCTGCGGCGATCAGCAGCCAAACCCCTGCTACAGAGGTTGCTCAGTCTAATCTGCAATTTTTTGAAATTAAAAAAAGCCCTCGAAGTAAATTTCGAGGGCTTTTTTCTTA